CAACGGTGAATCGTGGTTAAAGACTGGTGTTATTGATGATGATTTGGTTACTTATCCAGATGCTAAGACTGGTATCATAGCAGGTGGGGTATACACAGGGACTAGCTTTAGTGTTGCGGGTCAAGAAACCCTACCAGCAGGTATCACTTGGGATGGTACTCATTTCTGGGTAGTAGGCTTTAGTACAGATTCAGTATACAAGTACACCGCACTAGGAGTTTATACAGGTACTAGTTTTAGTGTTGCAGGTCAAAGTATAGACCCTTATGGTATTACTTGGGATGGTACAAGTTTCTTTATAACAGATGGTGTGTCAAGCACGATATTTAAATATACTAGCGCAGGTGTTTATACGGGTACAAGCTTTAATGCTGCTACGGGGGAGACACAGCTAGCGGACATCACGTGGGATGGTACATATTTCTGGGTAGTTGGTGGACGTTTCGATAAAATATATCAACACAACGCAGCTGGCACTTACACAGGCGTCAATTATTATGTGGGGGGACAAGACATACAACCAGCAGGTATCACTTGGGACGGTACTCACCTATGGGTAGTGGGTGCTGCCACAGGTGCAGCCTACAAATACACAACAGGTGGAGTATATACAGGGACTAGCTTTAGTGTTGCGGGTCAAGAGGGGAGTGCTGGTGGTATTACTTGGGATGACAGTAACCTTTGGGTGGTTGGCTACGGAACAGACGCAGCCTATAAATACACAGCAGACCTACCACACGTAGGAATAGCTTCACAGGACTTCGATGCCTCAACAGGCTTACCAATTTACACGAGGATTAAATAATGGCTTTAATAGTAAAGAATGAAGCGAGTGGTGCTGTAGTACCATCATCCACTATACGTATGCCTATGAGCAGCGTTTGGTACGCCAATACCTATATTAAAACATCTAAGGCACTTACTTACAATAGCACCACAGCTACTTTTTGGAGTTTCTTCGGGGTTGATGCTGAACCTAGCAATAGGTATGGCTCTCAAAATACAACAACTTGGGCAGCTGGGGAGGAAAGGACGTTAATAGATACCACAGGCTTCAGCGGGATACTCACACACGCTCTGTCTCCCCAGATTAATGTCGATGGTGTGGTGAGTGTTACTATAATAGCTGACGGTGTGTCGCACGTCTTTTCTAAAAATGTTTTATCAGGTAATTGTCTTTTGGTCGGGCAATTTAATCAAAGTGATGTAAGACCAAGTACAGCTTCAGGTACAGGTAACTACGAGATTGGGGTAGATAGATATAGGGATAATGGTTGGGAAACCATCAGCAACACTTATATATCACTGATGTCCCCGACTGATGCACATTCACTGACAGGTGTTGGTATCCCCTTTAAAGATTCATTAATAGTAAAAATATACATGGGGCAAGTTTCAAATAACACCACATATCGTAACTATTCAGGTGTAGCTTATACTAAAACAGGAGTTCAATCATGATTAACATTACAGCTTGGGATGCACTAACAAACACAGCAGTATCACCTGAAAGATTCCCAGAAGAAGGTGAGTGGGCTTGCTTCGCAGATGGCAGAAGTATTGTTAAGAAGAAGTATCACACTCCCGTTGAACCCGAGCCAGAGGATAAAGCACTAGTGGAACGTCAATGGCGAGACAGTGAGCTATTACGCACAGATGCACTAATCATGCTACCTGATTACCCAATGGACTTAACAGCCTATAGAGCAGCTTTGAGAGCCTATCCAGATGCTGTAGACTTCCCAGATGGTGAAAGACCTACGTTGTAATGGAATACTCTAGAGCTAAGGAATAGTTATGGACACAGCTAGATATGATAGACTAGAACAGAAGATAGACAAACTCACAGATGCTGTAACAGCCATAGCTCGTGTAGAAGAGAAGATATATGCTTCCAACATGCGCCTAGACAGGGCTGAATTGCGTTTAGATAAGTCAGAGGAAGAGCTAGATGTTATAGCTACACTTGTCCGTTCCAACACAGGCTCAGTAGCCTTTGCAGACAAGCTCTTTTGGATTCTTATTGGCGGTGGTGTAAGCTTAGGTGTTTGGTTGGCTAAAGCAGGAGTAAGTGGCTAATGATTACAGGTATACTAACAGCAATAGGCTCAATAGCCTCTCAGTGGCTTTCTAACAAGGCTGATAAGTCTAAAGCAAAGCATACTAGAGATATTAAGTTAATAGAACAGACAAGCGACTGGGAAGCTATACAGGCTCAGAATGCTTCTACTTCTTGGAAGGATGAATGGCTGACGTTGTTGTTTAGTGTACCATTAGTTATGTGTTTCATCCCTCCTCTAGTACCGTATGTTAAAGAAGGGTTTTTAGTCTTGGATATGATGCCTGAGTGGTATAGATACTACTTGGGAGTTATTGTAGCTGCAAGCTTTGGTGTTAGGCAAGTATTAAACTTTAAGAAATAATAGGAATATAGAGATGATTAAGAAGTCTACATTAACTTCACTAACACCCTTAGTAGAGACAGCAGTTTATACAGTCCCTCAAGGGAAGAAGAGTGAGTTGGTTATGATATGGATTAGCAACCCCAGCGCCAACAATAGAAAAATTACATTGAAAGCTTATAATAGCTCTGCTGATATGTCTATATCAATCTTAGAAGACTTTGCAATAGCTTTACATGAGCTTAAGCAAATAGGTGGCACAGAGAATACATTTGTAATGATGGAAGAAGGTGATAAGATACTAGCTACAGGTAGTACAGGAAGCACATTCTCCGTTGTCTGTGCTGTTAAAGAATATAACGATATAATCCAAGGGGGTTAATGATATGGCTACTACGACTACAGCTCTCGATTTAGATGGACTATTTGGTGGTTTATTCACCTCACCAGCCCGTAGAATACCGCCAATAGCTAGAGCAGAGCCTGTTCCTGTTTCTCCTACATCAGTAGGTAATCAAGCAGCAGCAGGCTTGTTCACTTCACCAGCCCGTATAGTGCCGCCTAGAGCTATAGCACAGCCTGTTCCTGTATCGCCTCTATCATCACCTGTTCAGGCAGCTGGTTCAGGTTTGTTTAATATACAGGCTCCTGTACCTGCTCCAATAGCTAGAGCAGAGCCTGTTCCTGTGTCTCCTACATCAATAGGCAACCAAGCAGCTATAAGTCCAGATTTAATTACTGGCTATGCTCCTGTGATAGAACGTCCATTACCTGTTCCTGTTTCTCCTACATCGGTAGGTATGACTGCAGCAGGAGGGCTTAATCTATCAGGCTCAGGTTTGTTCTCTACACCTGCTCCAATAGCTAGAGCAGAGCCTGTACCTGTTTCTCCTACAGTAGCAGACCTAATGAGTCCTGACACAGCCTCTACAGCTGATACAGCTCTAGATAGCCTACCTAGTGCTAGTTCTTTCGTACCTTATGAAGATAGTTTCAGTGAAAGCAACACAACACGCTATGGTGCTCGTGGTGATGAGATAATGGGTGGTAATAAGTTAAAGACTGATTATACTGAGTATGCCTCAGTAGATGCTGTACCTGATATGACTGAAGGCTGGTCAGCTGGTGAGTTTATGGATGAGGACAAGGCTAAGGCAATCTATGATTTTACCAAGTATAGTGAGTTTACTATGCTTCTTAATAACCAAGCTGCTATTGATGGTGTAGATGCCTCAACAGATAAGCAACAGTATTCTCAAGAAGTATTGAATAAATTAGGCATCCCTACACAGTTCCAAACCAAAGTAGAAACTGTAGATGCTGATGGTGCTGATAGAATACACCTAGCTACTTACACTTACAACCCTAAGACACATACATTCGATTCTGAAACAATTGATATGTCTCCTCCTGATTTCATGGACTATGTAGGCATGGCAGCTAAGGTAGGTGTTACTACATTATTAACAGCAGGTGTAGCAGCAGGTACAAGTGCTGTGTTGGCAGGTACTTCAGCCTTTGCAGGCGTAGGAGCAGCTACAACTGAAGCAGTTGGTACAGCCATTGCTCAAGCCGCTTCAACAGCTATACAAGGTGGTGATTTAGGAGATGCGGCTGTTAGTGCAGTTACAGCAGGCTTTGGAGCCTATTCAGAGGGTATTAATAAGGCTGCAGAGGCTGTAGGAGCTACCTCAGAAGTAATAGCACAAGCCGAGTTTATCAATACTATATCAAAGTCTATTAATATTGCAGAAGCAGTACATAATGAAGATGTACTAGGTGTTATAGGCGGTGTTGTGAATTTGACAACCAACACATCACTATCTGATACAGTTTCTGAATACTATTCTACTACTTTCCCTGATGTAGCCTTTGTAACAAATAATGCAGAAGCTTTGTCTGAGGCTTCTATCAAGCTTGCAGATAAGTTAATACAAGGAGAGAATCTCGAAGATAGTCTACAATCAGCTATATTTGAATATGTGAATGAAGATGGAACATTGAGTGGCTTGTTTGAAGATGGTTCTATGGCTACTCCTGAGTGGATTAAAGAGTTTGGAGACTACATCACAGAAGGTGCAAAGAATGTATACCACGGTGTTGTAGAGCCTGTAGTAGATGTTATCAAAGAGATTGGTAGCGGAGCTATACAGACTAGTAAGGAGATTCTTTCAGAAATCAATAGTAATGTTGTTAAACCAGCACTAGAGGCAGGAGGAGATGCTCTTTCAGCTTTAAACGAGAGTGTTCTACAACCTCTTGTGGAGACAGGTGAAGAAGTTCTTTCAGATGTTAATAGGAATATTATTAAACCTGTACTAGGAGCTACTGAAGAAGTTCTTTCAGACATTAATGATGATTTAATAAAACCTGTGATAGGTGTAGCTGAAGAGACTCTTTCAGAAGCCAACAAAACCATTGTTAAGCCTCTACTAGGGGCTACTGAAGAAGCCCTTTCAGATGTTAATAGGAATGTTATTAAACCTGTATTAGGGGCAGTTGAAGAGCTTGGTAGTGACGTTGTAGAGGCTGTAGAGCCTGTATATGACTTCATTAAAGAACAAGGTGGAGACTTACTAGAAACTATAGGGGATGGTGCTGAGAAGGTTGCACAGTTCTTAGTAGACACTGGTGAGCCTGTAGTAGACTTCCTAGCTGAGAATGGTAAAGAATTTGCAGATTTCCTACAAGAAGCAGGGAGTGATGCTGTGGACTGGTTACAGGAGAAAGGAGGAGCTATTGCAGATTGGTTGCAGGAGACAGGTTCAAGCTTAGCTGATTTACTTTCACAAGGCTGGGAAGCTGTTAAAGACTTGTTTGATGGGCTTAGTTTACCAGACTTCGGCTTACCTTCAGGCTCTTCAGGCTCTTTAGGCTTAATGTCTGAGGGTGATTTAGCCAAGCGTAGAAGTGCTGATGTGTTTAAGTTAAAAAGCACAGATGAATTTACAAGCTTAGATAACAAATTATTAGCATAAAAGGCTTGACTTTCAGCTAAAAGTATGATATAATATACTCTATAGTTACTTCAAAGCCTTCTAAGGAAACACATGACATACTTAAATATAGTAAACAAAGTTCTTAGGAAGTTAAGAGAACAATCAGCAACAACCATACAAGAAACGGAATACACACATTTGATTGGTGACTTTGTAAACGATGCTATTCAGACCGTTGAAGATGCTTGGGATTGGTCAGCACTAAGAACAGACATTGATTTTAATACAGTTGACAACCAAGCTAAATACCCTTTACAGGGCTTTGGAGTTAGAGGTGAAGTAATGAGTGTTTATAACACAACCTCTAAATATGAACTAACACAACGCTCTAAAGACTATATAGAGAATAGGTTGATACTTAACCCTATATTTACAGGTACACCTTCTTACTACTGTATGCAGGGAGTTGATGTTAATGGTGATGTTAAGTTGGTTCTTTACCCTAAGCCTAATCAAGAGTTTGCTATTTCATGTAGCGTTGTGAAACGTAATATTGAATTAGTAGACGATTCAGATACTACACAGCTACCTATACAGCCCATAGTTCATTTAGCCTTTGCTTACGCTTTGCGTGAAAGAGGTGAAACAGGCGGTCAAGGTGCTATGGAGCAAATAGCCATAGCTAAAGAGTCTCTATCATCTTCTATTGCTTTAGATGCAGGTATTAACTCAGATGAGCTTATATTTGGAGTTGTATAATGGCTAAACCACTACAAAGCATAGCAATACAAGCCCCAGCATTCTTTGGTTTAAACACACAAGATAGCCCTACAAGCTTAACAGAACAGTTTGCGTTGGTAGCTGATAACTGTGTTATAGACCAATTTGGACGTATAGGAGCTAGAAAGGGCTGGGAATACGTTACAACAACTAACCCAGACTCTTTAGTTCACATATCAGAATACATTAAACCAGATACAACAACAGAAATTATAAGTGCTTCTGCAACTGCTATCTACAAAGGTACTACAACATTAACAGACATCACACCAGCTAGTTATACTGTACAGACTGGTGAGTTTGAAGGCACAACACTTAATGGAATACATTATTTGTTTGAGGAAGGTCAAGACCCTCTATACTATGATGGCACTACCTGTGACGAGCTATCAGCACACCCTCTAGTGAGTGGAACAGTTCCTAAAGGTGGTTTAGTCTTATCATCATTTGGAAGGCTCTGGACAGCTCGTACGGACGCTAATAACACTGTTATATACTGGTCAGACTTACTAGTAGGTATGAAGTGGGATACAGGTAGTGCAGGTAGTATTGACATCTCTAAAGTCTGGGCAGGTGGTGCAGACGAGATTACAGGTATTATCTCTCATAACAACTTCCTTATCATCTTTGGTAGAACACAGATATTAATATACCAAGGAGCTTCTGAACCAGCTACAATGTCTCTAGCAGACTCTATAGTTGGCACAGGCTGTGTAGCTTCAAAGACTTTACAGGCTACAGGTAATGATTTATTGTTCTTGTCTGATACAGGTGTTAAAAGCCTTAATCGTACCATACAAGAGAAGTCACTACCAATGCGTGAT